CGGTCAGTATCATGAACTTCATGTTACGATCTTCACAGTATTCAAATGCAGCCTTCCATTTTGCGTCGTTTACACCATATTGAAATACTTCGTCAATGAATCTCTTGGTTATGCGTTTGGGTTTGACTGGTGGCCGGGTAAATTTTTCTGGTTTAATTTCGACAAGATACTTGGTAGTTTGATTGTTGCGGTCACGTACTTTCATGTAAAAATCCACAAAGTATCGGTGAACGCGTTGATCCAAGGGACTAACATAGGGTATGATTACAGTTTCACTGCCCCACTCCAGCACTGCAGAATTATGATCGCACCATTTCATGAAACGAAGTTCCCAGGTACTACGCCAGACGATCTGTGTAATATCACCTCGATATTTTTCTGGATGCTCGACTCTATAGATTCCTCTATAGGTGTTCTTGTACTCAGCCATAAATAATTTAACCCCTTCTACTATTTATGGCGACTCATGGAAAATTCCAATTACAGAAGTGCCGACTATGCCAAACGCAAAGAACTCGATGATCGACGTCGATTCATTAATCAAACAACAGGATCTTCTGAAGCTTCGATTTCTACTGGCAAGTATAACATTGGCACCTTGAGTTTTCCGGAAAATGTAAACAGCGATGATTTTCCACACTATGTAAGTTTTTACATCAACATACGTGGCAAATCAAAATTTAATACAGAAAACCGTTTCAAAGAGCAGGCCATAACCAGACCGCCTGATGCTGGTCTCACTCCTGATGAAATCGGCAGAGCCATTAACATCACTGCAGCCGGAGCAGGAGCGGTTCTTGGTGTTGGAGCGGTTAAAAAATTTGCTAGTCTTAAGTCCGGCCAACAGGTCAAGAAAGCTGGCGGCACACAACAGCAGGTTGATCTGGCCAGTAAAAATGCAAAAACCAGTGGAGCGGCTCAGACTGCCGGAGGCATAGCCGGAGGAGCTGCTGGTCTTGGTGTAAGCTGGTTGGCACAAAAGGCCGGGCCTGACATTCTTAAACCCGATCAAAGCTATAGAATAAGCGATGTAATTACTCTAGCCGTACAGGAACCACCATCGGTAAGCTATGATGCCAAGTACAATGATACTGCACTAGGAACCATTTTTGGTGCTTTGGGTAAAACCGCAGGTGCGTTGGAACAGGGTCGAGCAGCTGGCCTGGCCGCCGAAGCCGGAGTTTTGGGGTTAAGTGCTCTGGCTGGCGCAGCCATAGGTGCTAAACTACAGGGTACATTGGGTGGTGCCATAGGCGGTGCCATGGCAGCTGGCGGTGTCACAGGAGCAGCCGCACAGGCCATGACTAAAATGAAAACCAACCCTTTTAGGGAAATGTTATTTGAACAAATTGACTACAGAGCCTTTAAATTCAATTACAGATTTTTACCAAAGAATCAATACGAGGTTGATAATATAAAACGTATCATTGACATGTTCAAGTTTCATATGCATCCTGAATTAAGCACTGGAAATTTATTTTTTATCTACCCCGCAGAGTTTCAGATTGTTTATTTTTATAAGGGCCAGGAAAATACGTATTTTCATAAAATAGCTCCCAGCGCGCTGACCAATTTAAGTGTGAATTATGGTGGAGCCGGAGGCATGAGTAGTTTTCATGATGGAACGCCCACTGAGATAAACATGTCGTTATCGTTCCAAGAAATGGAACTGCTCACCAAAGAAAAAGTACAACTCGGATATTAACATGGCCTATTTCGAATATTTCCCGGCTTTGTATTATACGCTCGATAACAACAAGACCGGACAAGTTGTACAGGACATTTTTAGACGAATTGCCATCAGCGAAGCTGTTAAAAATCAAAATGTTCTCTACGAGCTTTATAGCATTCAAGATGGGGATACACCAGAAATTTTGGCTGATAGATTCTATGATGATCCTGGGCTTTATTGGGTCATATTATTATGTAATGAAATACTAGACCCAAGATTTGCCTGGCCCATGGACTGGTACAGACTAGAAAAATACATAGAACGCAAATATCCTAGCAACTTGTTTTTAGCAGCCAATGTATCCCATTTTTTTAACATTGGCGAGACTGTTAGTACAAATGATGGTAGCGCCAGAGTCATACACACAGATGGCAATAAATTATCTGTCATCAACGTATCCGGTACGTTCGCAGCCAATGGTGCCAATTTAACTGGTCAGGTAGGCGGAGCTGTTGCTGTGTTACCATTTACTGGAACAGTATTTGAAAACGGACCCGAGGCAGTACACCATTATGAATATACCGCTAATGGCACGTATGTTGATAGCATAACCTGGAATTCAGGCAATCAACTTAACATGGAAGCAGTTTCCAACAGGCTGTATGAGATTCGTAACAATGATTCGCTCAGAGATATAAGGATTTTAAAACCTGAATTTGTACCTAGGTTTCTAGCAGAGTTCAAGAAGGCCATTGATCAATGAAAGTTAGTGCGGTTTTAGAAAATCCTGGTGATGTAAACATCGAGCAAATGCTACTGGTCAGCACAAGAAATTTTGTGGTCGACCTCGATGATTACTTTGTCGAATTTAACCTTTACGAAGAAATTTTTAGTCCGGGCATGACTGGTTCTTTGGTCATAAGCGACAGTCGAAACCTCATAACCGAAATGCCCATAGTTGGTGATGAACTTTTAATGGTCAAATTTACTACACCAACATTCCCAAGCAGCATTCAGAAAACCTTTAGAATAACCGGCATCACCGATAAGCACATTGTTCGTGGTCAAAATACACAGCTCTATACCTTAAATTTTTGTAGCCAGGAAATGGTTCTGGACATGAACTACCCAATCTACAAAAGTTTCGAAGGCAGCATAGACGACGTAGTCGTTAAAATTTTTGAAGATTATGTTGCCATGAGTCGTTCGTTGGATGCAACCGAAGCTCGTGATAGGATAGTTGAAAGCATCGAAGATACACCCCTGAAAATACTCACCGAAACCAAGAACAAAGTTAAATTTGTGAGTCCTGGATGGACGGCATTTCGTTGCATCAACTGGCTGGCCAGCAAGGCTTTACCCAAAGAAGGCAAGGCTTGCAATTTCATGTTCTGGGAAAGCAATAAATGTTTTTATTTTGCTGCGCTGGAAACAATTTTTAGAGATGTCTATCGTGACAAACGCTATGTTGGTGAATATACCTATGCCCAAAGCAATCTCAGGGAGGGCCCTAGTCGCGACATACAAAGAGAGATGTTTCTGACCGATAGCATAGAAAACATTGTTACTGTTGATCATGCGAAAAACTATACCAGTGGTTATTTGGCCAATAGACTCATTGAACTCGACGTAATGAATAAAAAGTATGAAGTCATTGACTATGATCATTCTTTGAGTTTTAACGAATACCATCATATGTCTGGCCAGACTGAAAAAGAAGCATTGCCATTTTTTGCATACAATACCTTGCGTAATCCCTTGTGTGATATTAGCTATTATCCCAAACACCCCAAGTTATTTGATGATTTTGATGAAAATGTAAACGAAGTCTATAAGGATGTGCATGGCAATCGCCGAAGCAATCTTCTGGAACTAGATACTTTTAAGCTCATCATGCATGTTCCCGGAAGAACAGATGTTGAATGTGGTCAGATGATACTACTAAACTATCCCATGATTGCTCCAAGAGATCAGAACGATAAAAGCAAATCTAAACTAGATCCTTTGTACTCAGGGCCCTATCTAATTACTGCCATTCGTCATCAGATAAATCCTGTAAGACATAAAATGATTGTAGAATTGACCAAAGACAGTTTAACTGGGCAAAGTAATGAATCCAAATAGTCATATTTTTAATCGCGATGGTTTTAATTGGTGGATTGGCGTAGTAGAAGATCGCAATGATCCAGAAAAGATGGGTCGTTGCAAGGTTCGTATCTTTGGGTATCATACCGATGACAAAGATGATTTACCCATCAAGGATCTTCCCTGGGCCTGGCCTATTCAGCCCATAACCAGTGCAGGCATAAGTGGTAAGGGCACAAGTCCACTGGGACCCTTGCCGGGATCATGGGTAGTAGGTTGGTTTTTAGATGGCAAGGACATGCAACAGCCTGCATTTTTTGGTGTTATTTCAGCCAGAGCTGGAGAAATGACGTTTGACCCGTCAAACGATGATAAACCCAAAACAGACCAACCTGATACT